AGGCTGCATGATCAGCGAGCTGGAACCAATGACTCAGGCTTTCTGCGTTGGTTTTATAGGCTGCCTGTTCTCTCTGGGACCCGTCATCATAGCGGGTTCTATTATCTACCTCCACGGCAGCGAGCCAACGATCACCGACTACAAGAAAAAGATCAGGGAGCTCGAGCGCGAGAACAAGGAGCTCAATGGAATTATAGATAGACTTATATTGAAGGATTGGTATGATGGCAAAGAGTCTGCTGCAGATAAAGTCTAAGAAGAAGGTCCAGAAGTCTCGCTCTGAGATCTACATGATCAACCACAAGTACATGGGTGACGAGCCGACTCAGGCCGAGATCCGCGAGAGCGAGATCCGCGCCCTGTCTTGGTACAACGGCATGTGCGACCGAGAGGACTCAAAGAACTACGTCAAGGCCTATCTCGAGGCATCGGGCCGTAAGTCTCTAGTCAAGGATCTCAATAAGATATCCGACACTTGGTGGCCGATGTACGCTGGATGGGCGGCTCGCATGCTCATGCTGGATCCAGAGCACCCGTCGGCAGACAGCTGGAGAGTACACATCGAGAGGTCACTGACCAATGCTTGGGCCCACAAGTCTCTGGTAGAGAAAGTTGAGGAGAAGAAGGTCGACAAACCTTCTATCCAAGATCGCGTGAGGGACAAGGTCAGTGACATTATAGGCGACATAGAGGCCATGCTGGACACCGGCGAGCAGTTCGATATGTACTCCTACCTCCAGAAGACAGAGATGCCGCCTGCGCATGCTCAGAAGATCGCCTCGTGGTACAAGCCGCTGCTGGAAGAGTACGCTCTGGCTACCCACGGCGACAAGGAAGTACTAGAGGGCTACAAGAACTACTCGATCAAGGAGATGAAGGCCAAGATGCTGTTCGTCGGTAAGCTAATCGATGACTGCGAGCGCTACGCCGGCGTTACTAAGAAGACTCGAGCCGTTCGGAAGCCCAAGACGGTGTCTGCCGACAAGCTACTCAAGAACTTTAAGTTCCAGAAAGAGTCCTCTGACTACAAGTTGGCCTCAGTACCACCTACAAAGATCATCGGAGCTCAAGAGCTGTGGACATTCAACACGAAGTATGGCTTCTTGACGCACTTCGTGGCACTAGACCGCGGCGGGTTGTCGGTCAAGGGCACCTCTATCGACAAATTTGATGAAAATCTGTCAAAGTCCTATAAGACTGGGCGACAGACCGCTAAGATCGTCGACGAGGTGGCAAAAGCTGGTAAGTTGAACCTTAAGAAGCTGATCTCTACACTAAAAGATAATGGATTTACCGCTCGACTCAATGAAAATACCATCTTACTGCGCATTCTCTAGTTGACATAACTACCAAATGGTGATATAAATATAATTGCGATGGTCGTTGACGTATACGGCATAAGCACACTGGACCCGGGGGCGGTACCCGGCTGGTCCACCACGGATACATGGTGCTGTTACCGATTATGGTGTAAGGATGCTGTGGAGGTGAGCTAGAGGCTCTGCTCTATGGCAAATCGTCATCGTGTATCTCTGATGGGCCAGAAAATTAGGATCGACAGGTGTGATAAAGGTACTACTGAGATCATGGCAAACGTTACAGATGCAAACGATAATGCACCTATCTCTTACGCACTAGCTGCTTAAGAATGAGCTCGGAGGGAGCTTGGAAACAGAATCCCTCCACTACTACACACAACACACACAGAAAGGAACTACAATGTCAAATACACCTTATGAAATGCGTTTTAACTACTACATGGCAGCCCGCGATCAATTGCAAAGCGACTATCATGCTAAATTTAATGAAGCAGTAATTAGAAAAGAAGATGGTTTTAAAGGAGTGTATCCTGCATATCCAACAGCAGATGAAATCTTTGCTTTGGCTGAAGCCATCAAGGCATTTGCCGAAAAGAAATAAGTAATATGAGCTCGGGGAGAGCTTGGAAACAGAATCTCCCCACTCAATTTCATGGAGATGATATGCGCACAAACTTGATCGTGGTAGATGACTTTTATAACAACGTTGATGAGGTTCGCGAGTACGCATTGAACCAGCCATTCGGTGAGACCGGTAACTATCCGGGTCGTCGCTCTGCTCTCGACACCAATCCATCTATCCGAGCGGGCGTTCAGTCTATTGTCCAGTCAGCCGGTGGTTTGATCACAAACTGGAACGGCGTCAACTACCAGATCGCTACGGCCAATGACCGCACTTGGATCCACCACGATGGTCCCTGCGGTAACTGGGCCGGTGTCTGCTACTTGACTCCAAACGCACCGGTCTCCGGCGGCACTGGTATCTTCAAGCTTAAGTCTACCAACAGCATGGTAGCTCCTGACGCCAATGACCACAATACTCCCGGATACGACTACACCAAGTGGGAGATGGTCGACCGGATCGGGAACCTATATAATAGGCTTATCCTGTACAAGACAGACTTATATCACGCTTCGCTGGACTACTTTGGAGAAGGTTTACATGATGGAAGACTATTCCAAGTAATGTTCTTTCAAACGGAGTTCTAATGACTATAACGCTATCGACCTGCGGGCCAGTTATATTCAACGAGATGTTTTTTATCTCAATTGGTTTCTTCATTGCGGTCGGTGGTCTAATAATCTTTGAGAAATACTTTTAATGGTCTCTTAGCTCAGCAGGATAGAGCAACAGCCTTCTAAGCTGTGGGTCGCTGGTTCGAATCCAGCAGAGATCGCCAATTAAGGAGCCTAGATGTCGAGCTTATACATCAACGCCAATAATACCCTGACTACCAACTCTCCGACTAACGTAACCCTTACCCTAACCGGTATCAATGGTACGTTTAATCCAGGAGATACGGTGTATCAGCAGGATGACTCGAATACCAACGCGACCGTGGTGAGCTTCTCTGCTCCTAATCTAGTCGTGTCTAATCCTAACTCTATGTTCAGCACCACTGACAACTTCAGCTCGACTCTAGTAGATGCCAGCAGCGGCGCGACTGCCTATATCAGCAGCACTAACGCTCCTCCCGCAATCGCCGACCTGCCATCGTTTAACCTTTCGGATGGAAACAGCTCTAACGTCATCATAAATACCAGCAACGTTATCGTCCAGTCAAACACCTCTGCGAATGCTATATTGTACTCAGTCAGCATCCAGCTGCAGGCTAACTCGACTACAAACTCAGCGCTGTACGCCAACTCACTGGTACTGCAGTCCAACTCTTCTACTAACCTATCTGCCTACGCTAATAGCTTAGTCCTGCAGAGCAACAGCACCGCTAACTTAACTATAAACACTTCTTCTCAAGTGTTCTCCATCAACTCAAGCTCTAGCGTTACCGTTAACGCGAACGGCATCACATATGCCAACTCATCCGTTACGTTTACGTTTAAGCCACCGACAGCCGCTCAAGTTACCGCCGGAAACTACTTCTTGGCGGCCAACGGCAATTGGATCCAGGTCACCGTCCCCTAAGCTCGGGAAGCATAAGTGGTATATGCCGGCGTCTCATAAACGTCTTACAGTGGGTTCGAGTCCCTCCCCGAGTACCAATTTAGAGTATATCATGAAGCCATATAGAGTTGAAGTCAAGGGTAAGGGTAAGCTATATGAACGCAAGACCTTTGACGATCTCCCATCAGCAGAGAAACACTTTCACTTTCTTGAGTTTCACTACTATGAGAAGCTCAAGTGGCCTCATGCCGCCATCACACTTAAGAAAAACAAAGAGGTGTTAAAGTACACATGAAACTTATCAGCGCTAATCAGTTCGCCACAGACATTGAGTCAATGCGCCGCGACGGCAAGCTCGAGTACGTAGATGCTATCGTAACTTGGTGCGAGAAGAACGGTGTCGAAGTTGAGTACGCTGCTTCAATTGTAAAGAAAGATCCGGTTCTAAGATCCAAGCTTCAGGTAGAGGCCGAGGACATGAACATCGTTAAGAAGACTATGAAGCTACCTTTTTAGTTTACTTATATCACTGGGTGTGGTATAAATAATAATAGAGCGCTACACTGCTCTATACGACAATACGATCAATACTCACAATACGGAGAATACTATGGTTGACTTTTCACAACTAAAGAAGATGTCTGGTAAATCATCACTGGATAAACTCACCTCAGAGCTTAACAAGCTTGCAGGTGGCGGGCAGACCGACAACAAGAAGGATGATCGGTTCTGGTATCCCAACGTAGATAAGGCTGGCAATGGCTACGCAGTTATCCGCTTCCTTCCACCTCCTCCAAATGAAGAAATGCCTTTCGTCCGTATCTTTGAGCACGGCTTCCAAGGTCCTACTGGTTCTTGGTATATCGAGAACTCACTGACGACAATCGGTAAGCAGGATCCTGTATCTGAGTTGAACTCACAACTATGGAACTCAGGTCTCGACTCTGACAAGGATGTCGCGCGCAAGCAG